CGTATGCCTTGCCGTATTGACGTTCTGTACGGCTTCAGCACCATCCGTCCACAAATGGCCTGCCGCATCTGGGGCTAAACCTAATGCCCCTTCGGGGGCGTTTTTTAAATCTTTTTTAAGGAAATTATCATGGCACTCCCTAATGGCGCTGGTGGCTACCAGCTTGGTGATGGCAATATCGGTGAAGCTGTTCTGTCGGTTCAGGGCGCCCCCACGGCCCTGACTGCTGACGTAACTTTGACCGCAGCCCAACTGTCAAACGGTTTGTTTACCAGCGACTCTGCTGCTGACATTACCGCCACACTGCCCACCGTGGCATTGGTGGAAGCTGACATCACGGCTGCATCAAAAGTAAACGCTGCTTTTGAGTTTGCTATTGTGGTGGTTGACCTTTCTTACCAAGTCACTTTGGCTGTTGGTACTGGTTGGACAATTGTGGGCAACGCTGTTGTGTTGGAAAACACTTCGGGCCGGTTCCTCGCTCGTAAAACCGGCGATGGTACTTGGACTGCGTACCGCATTGCCTAAATCTGATGGGGCTTCGGCCCCGTCTTTCTAAAGGAACACCATGCCAAATACTAAAGCTGTAGGCGTCGCGTATAGCGACCCTGAATTTGATAGCGTAACCGTCACCGGCGCGTCAGCGTTGCAAGCGGTAACCGCTACGACCATAACTGCTACGACCATAACTGCTACGACCATAGCTGGCACTTCAACCGGCGCCATTCGTCTTCCTGTTGCTGCTGTTGCGGCGGCTGGCAGTACTCAAGGCAATGCTGCTGCACTAGCTGAAGGTTTGAACGTCGTCTCTGCTGCTGACGGCACAAAAGGCGTTAGATTGCCTACGGCTGTTGCTGGTATGGTAGTTATTGTTAAAAACACCGCTGCCGGAGCGCTGAATATCTACCCCGCCACTGGCGGGGCAGTTAATGCAGTTGCGGCCAACGGTGCGTATAGCATCACAAACCTTACCAGTTCATTGTTGGTGGCATCTTCCACCACCCAGTGGTATTCTGTTCCATTGGTAGCATCCTAACCAAATGGGGGCTTCGGCCCCCGTTTTTTTTATGAACATTTATCTTCAGCATCCCGTCCACGGGCGTAAAGTCGCCACTATGGAACTTGAAGCCGTGTTTGATGAAACACACGGCTGGACACGCTACAATCCAGAAGCACCCGCATCAGAACCTGAAGTAGCGGTGAACGCGCTAGAAGTCAAGCGCAAATACACACGTAAGGCTGTAGCCGAAGGAGTCTGATCATGGCGATTTACACGGCGGGCGATCAGATAACCAGAGCGCTTCGGCTGCTTGGTGTGCTAGCTGAAGGCGAAACGTCATCGGCGTCTGTCATGCAAGACAGTCTGATGGCAATGAATCAGATGATTGACTCATGGAACACTGAGCGCCTGTCTGTATTCTGCACACAAGATCAAACCTTTACTTGGCCCGCGGGGCAAATTACTCGCACGCTTGGCCCTTCTGGTAACTTCATAGGGCTGCGCCCCGTGCTGTTAGACGAGTCAACTTATTTTCGTGACCCTGGCACAAACGTGTCGTTTGGCGTCAAGTTTATCAACCAGCAGCAGTACAACGGTATTGCGGTAAAAACCGTAACGTCAACGTATCCGCAAGTCATTTTTGTAAACATGACTTACCCTGACGTTACGATGACGATCTACCCGCAACCTACACGCGATCTGGAATGGCATTTTGTGTCAGTGCAAGAATTGAGCAACCCAGCCACGCTGGTGACTAACTTGCTATTCCCGCCAGGCTACTTGCGTGCGTTCACCTACAACTTGGCAATGGAAATCGCACCTGAGTTTGGTGTCGAGCCAAGCCCCCAAGTGCAGCGCATTGCCATGACCAGTAAGCGCAACTTAAAACGCATCAACAACCCTGACGATGTGATGTCAATGCCTTACGCCATTGTGGCGACTCGGCAGCGGTTCAACATCTATGCTGGCAATTACTGATGAAGACGCCGATCCTTGGGTCAAGCTACGTTGCCCGCAGCATCAACGCTGCGGACAACCGCATGGTCAACTTGTTCCCCGAAGTCGTTCCAGAGGGCGGCAAGGAACCGGCGTTTCTTAACCGCGCCCCCGGCCTTAAATTCCAGCAAACCATAGGCACTGGCCCAATTCGGGCGCTGTGGGCGCACCAGACCAACGGCAGCGACTTTTATGTTGTGTCCGGCACTCAGTTCTATAAAGTCACCGGATTGACCGCTACGCCCACTTTGCTGGGCACGGTGACCGGCACTGGCCCCGTATCGATTGCTGACAATGGCACACAAATCTTTCTGGCTTGCAATCCTGACGGGTTTATCTATAACGAAGTCACCAACGTATTTGCCAAGATCACCGACCCTGACTTTACGGGCGCCGTGACTGTGGGCTACTTGGACGGGTACTTTGTTTACAACGAACCCGACTCCCAAAAAGTGTGGGTGACTCAATTGCTTGACGGCACTTCAGTTGACCCCCTTGATTTTGCATCTGCCGAAGGCTCACCTGATGGGCTAGTTGCCGTCAATGTAGACCACCGCGAGGCATGGCTGTTTGGCACTGACTCAATTGAGGTCTGGTATGACGCTGGGCAAACTGACTTCCCTTTAACGCGCATCCAAGGCGCTTTTAACGAAATTGGATGCGTAGCCGCGTTCTCTATCGCAAAACTTGACAACGGCCTGTTCTGGCTTGGCACGGACGCCCGTGGGCAGGGCATTGTCTACCGCGCCAATGGCTACACTGGCGTCCGCGTTTCTACGCACGCCATTGAGTACGCCATTGCTCAGTACGGCAACATCTCGGACGCCATTGCCTACACCTACCAGCAAGAAGGCCACGCCTTCTATGTGCTGACATTCCCCTCGGCCAACGCCACTTGGGTCTACGATGTGGCTACGCAAGCGTGGCACGAACGCGCTGGCTGGAATACCGCAATCGGCGAATTTACGCGCCACCGCAGCAACTGCCAATGTAATTTTGGCGGCAACACGGTAGTTGGCGACTTTGAAAACGGCAACATCTATACCCTTGACCTTGATGTATACGCTGACAATGGCGGCATCCAAAAGTGGTTGCGGTCATGGAGAGCATTGCCAACGGGTCAAAACAACCTCAAGCGCACGGCGCAACACAGCCTACAACTGGACTGTGAGTCAGGCACTGGGCTGGTCACCGGCCAAGGCAGCGACCCTGAGATCATGCTGCGCTTTTCGGATGACGGCGGCCACACATGGTCAAATGAGCACTTGAGCAAAATGGGCAAGATTGGCGAGTACTACCGCCGTGTCTTTTGGCGCAGGCTCGGCATGACGCTTAAGCTGCGGGATCGGGTCTACGAAGTGTCAATGACTGACCCAGTTAAAACGGCCATCATGGGCGCTGAATTATTGATTAGCCCCACCAACGCATAATGGCTACAACGCCTAATATCACGCAAATCACGGCCCCCCGTGTTGCGTTGATTGACCCAAAAACAGGGCTGATGTCTAGGGAGTGGTACAGGTTTTTCTATAACCAGTATGTGCTCACTGGTGATGGCACAGGAATTACGGCCGTCATCAACGGCGGCACAGGGCTAAGTTCTACCCCCACCAACGGCCAGTTGTTGATCGGCAATGGAACGGGGTACACGCTAAGAACTTTGACTGCTGGCACGGGCATTGCCGTCACCAATGGGTCAGGAACGATCTCTGTCGCCAACTCAGGCGTTTTAAGCTGGTCGGGCGGCACCAGTGGCCTAACCCCCGCAACGGCCACCACGGGCGCTGTAACGCTTGCTGGCACGCTGGTTGCCGTCAATGGCGGCACGGGGCTTGCCTCATACGCTGTTGGCGACCTACTGTATGCGAACACCACGACCACGCTGACAAGACTGCCGGTAGGGACAACGGGGCAAGTGTTAACCGTCACCGCTGGCGTGCCAGCTTGGGCAACGGGCACCGCTTCCGCGCCGGTCACCAAGACTGCAAATTTTACTTTAGCGGATGGCGAGTCTTGGGTCATCAACAACAAGTCAGGCTCGACTTGTACTGTCACCCTGCCAACGCCATCGTCCTACACTGGACGCCAGGTCACCTTCAAAAATATGCAGCCGCAGTTTCTGGTGTCAGCGTCAAGCAATGTCGTGCCGCTGGACAGCACTTCGGCTGGAACGGCAATTCTCTTGGATGTTGTGGGAAATTGGGCGACAATGGTGTCAGACGGCACAAATTGGGTCATCATGCAAGCTGCGTCCAACAACAACCTGCTTTTGGAATAATCTGATGCCAACGCAATTATTAGATGATCGAGATGCAGCGCTTCGGGTAGGCTACGAGGCAACGGATTGGAGCACCCCCATGTCGTTTGAGAACTATTGCGCTGCGGTAAAAGATTGGACAATAAGCGCAATTAAACGCGATGGGGACATCATTGGTGCGGTGTACAAAAAAGATGATGAGTTACACATTTCAGTGTTGCCAGAGTGGCGCAAAAAGTGGTTAACAAAAAGTCTGTGGAAAAACTTTTTTCAGTCTGGTAGAGTGACTACAAAAGTTACCCCCGGACATGACTACATGTACGATGTTTTAAAACGGCTTGGGTTTAAAGAGTCTGTTAGCGGTATGTTGGTTAAGGAGAATTAAAAATGGGCATTGAAACAGCAATCATAGGCAGCGCGATACTTGGCGCTGGCGCCGCTAGCAGCGCCGCACGCAAGCAAGCCAGTGCGGCTGACCGTGCGGCTGAACTTCAACGGCAACAGTTTGAGCGTCAAGTTGAACTGCAAGCCCCGTTCCGTGAGGCCGGTGTTCGTGCGTTGCCAGAACTGGAAGCAGCGTCTAGGTACACGCCGTTTGGCATGAGCGAGTTTCAAGCAGACCCAGGCTACGGTTTCCGTTTGTCCGAAGGCCAAAAGGCGCTTGATCGTCAAGCTGCTGCACGCGGTGGCCTAATCTCTGGCGGCGCTCTCAAGGCCGCGCAACGCTACGGCCAGGAGATGGGTAGCCAAGAGTACACCAACGCTTTCAATCGCTACCAGACCGAGCGTCAGGCGCGCCTTAACCCGCTGCAATCTTTAGCCGGTATGGGTCAAACTTCCGTAGGTCAGTTAGGCCAAGCTGGGCAAACAATGGCAACTAACGTAGGCGAAGCCGGCGCTCAAGCCGCCCAGGCCCGTGCCTCTGGCTACATGGGCGGCGTTAACGCGCTGACTCAGGGCTTGGGCCAGTACATAAACTACGGCCAAGGTCAAGACCGCAATGCGCTATTTCGACAAATGCTTAATAGGCCAGCCGGCGTTAGCGATGGCGGCGCTGCTGCGATTGGTTACCAAGACCCATACGCAAGATTTTCATACGGATCAAACGCATAAGGATTGATCATGGCACTTGTAAACCCCAACATTGCGATGAGCTATCGCGCCCCTGAAATTCAGCAGCCAAACATGCTGGCTGACTATGCTGCCATACAGCAAATTCAAGGTGGGCGGCAAGCGCAAGAAATGAACGCAATGAAGATGCAAGAAGCGCAAGCGGCTATGCAAGAGCGCAACGCGCTTCGTGGCTTAGACCCAACCGCTGCCGACTATGAAGCGCAGTTGTTTCGCGTAAACCCAACTTTAGGAATTGCGTACCGCAAAGAAGCAGCGTCTACCGCCGCACAACAAGCGGCAACTACAGCCAGCCAAGCAGCGCAAGCAAAATCTGCGTTTGACCTCAAAGCCGCGCAACGCAAATTTGGCGATGATCTTAAACGCAGTTTGTCTTCTAATCCATCCGATGAAAACATTATTGCGTTTGGTCAAGATGCGTTGATTCAGGGGCTGTACTCACCAGATCAAGTAAACACTACAGTCAGCCAGTTGCTGGCGTTACCTCTACCAGATCGCACACGCATTCTTTCGCAAGCAGGCGCAAGTGCCGCCGATCTAAAGCCGCCTGCGCCCCCTGCGCCACCTAGCATGGTGGCTGAGTACACTTTTGCCAAAACAAAAGACGGTGGCAATTTTAAAGGCTCTTATCAAGACTTTGTTACCGCCCGCGCTGCTGCTGGGCGCCCGCCTGCTGCGCCTCGGCCTGAACCAGCGCCAACAATTACAACGATTGTTAACCCCCTTAATCCAAATGAAATGATCACGATTGACGCCCGCCGCTATCAAGGTGGCGGTGCTGGATCACCAGGCGTCATTGGCGTTGCGGGTAAAGAGCCTGGTGCAGCGTTGCGCCAAAATAAAACGGAGGCGGGCAAGACGCAGCTTGCTGATGATCTGGCTAACCTCCGCGCATCATTTGATGCTTTGGATAAAATGCGCGCTATCCCAAGTACGGAACGAAACGCGCTGTCTAATGTTGCGTCTGGTATTGCTGCCACAGGAATAGGGCAAAGAACAGGTCAATTGTTTGGTACCGAAGCGCAAGTTGAGCGCGATGTTATTAGCAGCGCCCGTATGCGATTGGTCAATTCGATTAAAAATGCTACCGGCATGTCGGCGCAGCAACTTAACTCTAACGTGGAATTGCAAACCATGCTGAGATCAATTTCTGATCCTGGTCAGTCTGTCCAAGCCGCCTTGCGAATTATTGACGACATTGAAGATGCGTATGTTAAAGGTGACGGCAAAATGCTTAAACGCAAACCGCCACCTGCTGCTGCGGGCGTTGACACCAGCAATCCACTTCTGCAAGTGTCTCCTTAAGGATTGATATGGCTGGCTTGGCTTCACTTCTTAGCGATCCTAATTACACTGGCGCAAACGCGGCTACTAAGCAGGCTATTTTTGACAAGTTTGCACCGCAAGACCCAAACTTTGTAAACGCAAACCCTGAGACTCAGCTAGCTATCCGCAGCAAGTTTGGGCTAGAGGCCGCGCCTAGCGGTGGCATCCCCGTTGGCCGCACCGCCGCTGCGCCACAAAAAGAACGCGGCTTTCTAAGCACTATTGGCGCGCCTATTGAAGCGGCGTCTCAAGGCGTCATTAAAGGTGTTGGCGACCTTATGTTTGGCGGGCAAAAACTTGTCGGCAAAGCAATTAGCGCTTACGGCGGGCTATATTTGCCAGGTCAAACTTTATCTAGTTTGGTTACGGGGAATCGACCGATTAACGTTATTCAGCAAGCAGGGCAATTTTTGCAACAAGACGCAGCCCGCAGGCAAGCTGAATCACAAGGTGTTGTTGCACCGTTTAAGCAAGAGTTTCCAATTGCAACGGGCGCAGGCGAACTAGGCTCTCAAGCCCTGATAACCGCCCCCGTGGGTGGTCTTATTGCAAAACCTTTTGCCGCTTTG